GACGGCGAGAGAGGAAGTGAGCAAATGTTCCGATACAAGAAAAGCGTGCCGGTGAGCTATGAGCGGCAGGGGTATATCTACTTCGCCTCGCGCCTCTACCGCGAGCTGACGGAGGAGCAGCAGCGGAAGCTGCTGAACCTGTGCCTGCAATGCGGCGGCGAGCACTACCGGGCGCTCTTCGAGTTCGTGACGACGGACGCCGGCGCGACGGCCGTGTGCATGAAGCACTTCCTCTCTCGCTCCACGCTGGAGCGAGCCGTGCGGCGGTATTATGAAAGTTTTCCACAGAAACTCTGATCTGCCGGCCTTTTCGTTACCGGTGCATGAGCCGGTGGCCGGCTGTTTTCTCCTCCATAATATATGATGTGCCTCCCCTGCAAAGCATCACGCCGCCGAAGGGAACGTGCCGGACGCCGGGCCGGCTGCAAGCGGTGCTCCAGTGCAATTCTGGTGAGCGGGGATACAGAGCCATCCGGTTCTGTATGGAGGAGCTGTGCGGCAGCTCCTCCATAGAAAACCGGATACACATATATCAATAACGCGCGCGTGCGCGTTATCGGAGTTCTTAGAGCGTTAGGTTTACGACCATTCTCCCCATTCGGAGAAAATGGAGGGCTGTTTTTCATGGCAAACGGGTATTGGGTGATCCGAACGTACACGGCGGGCGCCGTGGGCGAGAAAATCAAATACTGGGTGCCCGGAGAGAAGCCGACGAAATCGGAGCGGAAGATCAAGAGCGACATCAAGCAGGTGCAGCGCAACGAGGCGAACGCGGAGAAGGCGCTGGCGCGATTGATCCATGCAAACTTCACGCCGCGGGACTATCTGCTGCAATTCAGCTACACCGAGGAGGCGCTGGAAAAGCTCCGCGCCGGAGAACGGACGGAGGAGGAGCTGTTCGAGGCGGCGGATCACCAGCTCAAGCTGTGGGCGAAGCGGACGCGCAGGGCGTGCAAGGCGCTCGGCATCCCCTTCCGCTACATACCCTTCACCTCGGACCTCGACGGCAAGACGGGCGAGGTGGTGCGCGTGCATCATCACATCATCGTGAACGCGGAGGCGGCGGAGATCGCGCTGGAAAAGTGGAGCGCGGGCAGCACGCACCGCGAGCATCTGTACGATCAGGTGGACCAGACGCCTCTGGCCCACTATCTGCTCGCGCAGGTGCGCCACCGTCCGAACGAGAAGAAATACTCCCCGAGCCGCAACCTGATCGTTCCCCAGCCGAAGGATCGCATCGCCGTTTCGGGCGCCGAGCTTCAGGTGCCGCGCGGCGGCCAGCTGCTCCTGCGCGCCGGCTGGATGCCTGGGATGCCGCAGTACATCCGCTACATCGTGCCGGAGGTCGGAAAGATCCGCCGCGGCGAAGCGCCGCCGGACAAAGCAAGAGAATAAGACGCACGGAACGCTCGCGCCCTGACGGCGGGAGCGCCCTCGGCATACCGGAAAGCAGGCTTGGAGCCTGCTTTTTTCGTTTGTCAAGAGGGAAGATGAAAAATTCTGCCGATTTTGGAAAAGTTGACGGTTCGTGACGCGGCTTTTTTGGTACGGTAACGGAAAGAGGAGGCAAAAGCGGCCGGAAAGGAGGGCTGCGGCATGAGCAGACCGAGAAAATACACGCCGAACACGCTGAAAAAAGCCGTGAACGGCTACTTCGACAGCATTTCCCGCCTCGTCCCGCTCACGGAGAAAAGGAACACGGGGCGCAAGGACAGCGACGGCCATGTGATCTACGAGGAAGTCCCCGTCCTCAACCGTCTCGGCGTGCAGGCGACGGTGCTTGAATACCTCGTGCCGCCGACGGTCGGCGGGCTGTGCGAGCACCTCGGCATCCACCGCTCGACCTGGGCGGACTACTGCGACACAGAGCTGCATCCGGAGTTTTCCGACACGACAACGCACGCGCGGGGGCGTATGCGCGCGTGGCTGGAGGAACAGCTGCTCACGCGCAAGGACGTAAAGGGCATCGTATTCGACCTGCAAAATAACTACGGCTACCACGACAAGAAGGAGATCGAGCTGGGCGGCCGAGCGGCGAAGGCCGTGACGGCGGCCTCCATGCCGCTTGAGGAGCGGCAGAGCGTGCTGGAGGAGCTGATGCGCGAGTTCAGCGAAAACGATGGCGACGCTTGAGCAAAAGCTGGACGTGGCGCTGTGGTGGAAGCAAATGCGCGAGACGAACAACGCGCACTTTCTCCCTCTCCTGTTCGACAAGCACCGCTTTCTGGTGCTCAAGGGCGGCGGCGGTTCCGGCAAGTCCATCTTCGCCGGCCGCAAGATCTTAGAGCGCGTCACGAATGAGCCGGGGCACCGCTATCTGGTGGTGCGAAAGGTCGCAAAGACGCTGCGCGAGAGCTGCTTCGAGCAGCTCAAGAAGCAGGCATACGAATACTACGCCGACCAGATCGCCTTTATCCCAAAGGGCAAGGGCAGCGATATGTATATCCGCTTCAAAAACGGCAGCGAGATCCTGTTTGCGGGTCTCGACGACGTGGAGAAGCTCAAATCCATCTTCGACATCACGGGCATCTGGATCGAGGAGGCGAGCGAGCTGGAGGAGGGTGACTTCAACCAGCTCGACATCCGACTCCGCACGGAGTTCCCCTTCTACCTCCAGATGATCCTGACGTTCAACCCGATCTCGATCACGCATTGGCTCAAAAAGCGTTTCTTCGACACGAAGGACCCGCGCGCAACGGTCCACGAGAGCACCTACAAGGACAATCGCTTCCTCACGCCGGAGGCGCGCATCACGCTCGAAGCCTTCCGTGAGACGGACGAGTATTACTACATGGTCTACTGCCTCGGTCAATGGGGCGTGACCGGAAAGACGGTATTCAACGGCAAGGCGGTCGCCGAGCGGCTCGCCTACGTCGAAGGGCAGGGCTGGCGCAAGCGCGGCTATTTCGCCTATACGCTCGCCCCCGACGATATCCACGTCAGCGAGTGGCATTGGGAGGACGACGAGAACGGCCCCGTTATCCTCTACGCCGAGCCGACCGAGGGCAGGCCCTACGTCGTCGGCGGCGACACGGCGGGCGACGGAAGCGATTATTTCGTCGGGCAGGTACTCGACAACATCACGGGCCGACAGGTGTGCGTGCTGCGCCATCGCTACGACGAGGACACCTACGCGCGGCAGATGTACTGCCTCGGGCGCTATTACAACGACGCCCTACTCGGCATCGAGACCAACTTCTCCACCTACCCCGTCAAGCTGCTCGCCCTGATGGGCTACCCGAAGCTCTACGTCCGCGAGGTGGAGGACGACTACACCGGACGGATCAAGCAGGCCTACGGCTTCCAGACGAACCGGACCACGCGGCCGGTGATCCTCTCGGAGCTGATCCGCGTTTTGCGCGAGAGTATGGCGAGCATCAACGACCGCGACACGCTTCTGGAGATGCTCACCTTCGTGCGGCGGGAGAAGGACCTGCAGGGCGAGGCCGAGAGCGGCGCGCACGACGACTGTGTGCTGGCCCTCGCCATCGCGCACTACATCCGGCCGCAGCAGACGATGGAGGTCAAGCGGCCGAGGGGACAGGGCGTGAGATGGTCGAAGGACCTATGGGACGACTACAACAAGGCCACGCCGGCGGAGCGCGAAGCGATGATCCGCCTGTGGGGCAGACCGGAATAGGAGGAAAGCATGGAAAGGAAGATCAGCGAAAAGCTCGCACGCTGGCAAGAGAGATTGCAGCAGAGCGACAACGAGTGGAAAAGCGAAGTAGACGACATGGACAAGCGCGAGAAGCTCTACAACGGCGACCGCACACTCTCCCCACTCGTCGAGGGCGACACGAAGCGCAACGGGCAGCCGAAGAAAACGAGCCATGTGCGCAACATCATCTTCGAGAACATCGAAAGCCAGGTCTCCTCGACCATCCCGCAGCCGAAGGTAACGCCGCGGCGGAAGAAGGACGAACGGCTCGCCAACATCATCGAGCACTTCCTGCGCAACGAGCTGGACCGCCTGCCCTTTGAGACGATCAACGACATGGCCGAGCGCACGGTGCCTATTCAGGGCGGCACAGGCTTCCTGGTGGAGTGGGACAACACGAAGCGCACGCACTCCACCGTGGGCGAGATCGCGGTGACGCTGCTGCATCCGAAGCAGTTCGGCCCGCAGCCCGGTGTTTATACCGGCATCCGCGACATGGACTGGTTCATCACGAAGATGCCGACGACGAAGGACGCCATCCGGCGGAAGTACGGCGTGGACCTCACGGACGAGGGCGAGAGCGAGCCGGACATCCGCTCGGCGGACGGCGAGAGCCAGACCGACGACAGCCTGACGCTCTACATCGGCTTCGAGATCAACGAGCGCGGCGGCATCAACCGCTACGAATGGGTGAACGATATCGAGCTTTTGGACCTGACGGACTATCAGGCGCGGCGTCAGCCGATCTGCAAGAAGTGCGGCAGGGTCCGGCCGCTGCGCGGGCAGGTGCTCGGCGCGGAGACGCAGGAGGGAAACCTGCTGCCCGATCCCATGCGGGGCTTCGCCGGCGGATTGATCCCGCAGGAGCTTTCTGAGCAGGAGATCGCGGGCGGGCTGATGGCCGAGGAGATGGCCGGCGGCGTGCCGCTGGACGCGATCCCCGTGGACGCGCAGGAGCCGAAGCCGGAGCGCTACGACGGCGGACCGTGCCCGTGGTGCGGCGCGGACGACTGGACGACGAAGGAGCAGGAATACGAGCAGATCCTTCTGCCGGTCGAAACGGCGCTCGGCAATCACATCGACGGCGCGGCGCCTGGGCTGGACGAATACGGAAATCCGGTGATGAAGCCGACGATGGTGCCGTTCTACAAGCCGGACCTCTACCCCATCGTTTTACAGAAGAGCGTGAGCGTTTACGGCAAGCTCCTCGGCAACAGCGATGTTGACGTGATCGCGGACCAGCAGAACACCATCAACCGCATCGAGCAGAAGATCATCGACCGGCTCGTGAAGGCAGGCACGAGGATCACGCTGCCGGACAATGCGACGCTGCGCACCGATCCCGAGGATGGCGAGCGCTGGTACATCGGCTCGCCTGCGGACAAGGCGCTCATCGGCGTCTACGACTTCAAGGGCGACCTTCAGTACGAGCTGCTCTACCTTGCCAACGTCTACGAGGAGGCGCGGCAGATCCTCGGCATCACGGACAGCTTTCAGGGCCGGCAGGACTCCACCGCGACGAGCGGCAAGGCCAAGGAGTTCTCAGCTGCGCAGGCGGCGGGCCGACTGGAGAGCAAGCGCGTGATGAAGGACGCGGCCTACGCGGAGCTTTTCGAGATGATGTTCAAGTATGCCCTCGCCTACTCGGACGAGCCGCGCAGCGTGACCTACAAGGACAGCCGCGGCGAGACGGTGTACGAGGAGTTCAACCGTTACGACTTTCTGGAGCAGGACGCCGACGGCGGCTGGCATTGGAACGACCAGTTCCTCTTCAGCTGCGACACCTCGGCTCCGCTGGCCTCGAACCGCGAGGCGATGTGGCAGGAGACACGGCAGAACCTTCAGACCGGAGCCTTCGGCGATCCCGGCCAGACCGAAACGCTCATCCTGTTCTGGTCGAAGATGGAGGAGCTGCACTACCCAGGGGCCGCGAGCACGAAGAAGTATCTCGAAGAGAAGCTCTCGCGCGAGCAGCAGATGCAGGCCCAGCAAATGCAGATGCAGATGCAAATGCAGCAGGCGCAGGCCGTACAGCAGGTCGAGGCGCAGGCGCGGCAGGACGCGCTGAATGAGGTCAATACGCGGACGCGCGTTTGATAGATCGCGCGGCAGCACGCCGCGACGACAGAGGAAAGGAGGATGCGTCATGCAGGACAACGGCTACGCCGGCAAGATCAAGAACGGCGGCACACAGGTCGTCAAGGCTCCCAAGCAGACCACGGACGCCAAGAAGGGCACGGTCAAGACGGGCGGCGACCTCCGCAGCGGCAAGAAGTAAGACCCACGCGGCCGGAGGGCCGCACAAATCGCATGGAATAGCGGGAAAATCCACCGTCCGAAAGGACGCAGGAGAAGTATATGAGCTTCACCGAACAGCAGCTTTGCGACGCCTTGGGCGTAGGCGCGAAAGAGCCGGAGATCGCCGATCCGGCAAAGGCGGCGCAGGGACCGACCGAAGAAGGCGCGAGAGAGCCGGAGACCGCCGAACCGGCAGAGGGAGGGACCGAGGCGCAGGAGCCGACGGGCGCGCAGGCGGCACAGGAGCCGCAGGGCGAGCCGAAGGCAAGCGCGCAGGCAGGACAGCAGACCGAGGAGCAGCGCCGCGAAATGGCGGCACAGCGCCGCCGTGAGGAGCAGCAGGCCGCCATCGACGCGGCCGTGCAGAAGGCACGCGAGGAGGAACAGCAGAGGTCCAAAGCGGAAATGGACGACTTTTTCTCCAAGGCCGGCCTGAAGAACACCATCACGGGCGAGCCGATCCGCAACATTGAGGAGTTCCGCGGCTGGAAGGAGTCGTATGACGCCGCCAAGCTGCAGGAGGACCTCAAGGCCGGACGGCTGACGCCGGAAAGCCTGGATGCTGCGATCCAGAAAAGCCCTGCCGTACAGAAGGCGGAGGAGATCCTTCGCCGCAGCGAAGAAGCCGAACGGGCGGCCGAGGAAGCGAAGGCCCAGGCTGAGATCAACGAGCAGATCAGCGAGATCGGAAAGCTCGATCCGAGCATCAAGACCGTGCGCGACCTGCTCACGATGCCGAAGGCCAAGGAGTTTTACGAGTATGTGAAACGAGGCAACAACTACCTCGACGCCTATTACCTTGCAACCAGAGGCGAGCGCGAAGCCAGGATGGCAGAAGCCGGACGCCAGCAGGCCCTCGCCAACGCGAGGAGCAAGGACCATCTCACCGCCTCCGGCACGGGGCGCTCTGACGCACAGCCGAGCGTTTCGGCGGAGGACATGGCGATGTTCCGCCTGTTCAATCCGGACTGCACCGAGGCACAGGTGCAAGCCTACATGAAAAAGAAAACAGGAGGTTAAAAAACCATGAAGGGTTTCTTTCCCGATCAGTCCGACCACGGGGCGGTCACTCCGTTTGAGTATCTCCCGGCAAGTGCGATCACGCCGAAGGCGGGCCTTGCGCTCGTTCTGACGAACGGCCTGCTCGCACTTGCGACCGGCACCACCGCGCCGACCTACATCTGCATGAAGGATGCGGATGCGGCGGTCACGGCGGGCACGATCATCCCCGTTGTCCGCGTGGACAAGGACCGCATTTATGAAACGACCAACAGCGCCGCATTTTCCAGCGCGAAGATCGGCCAGAAGGTCACGCTGCACACCGACGGTTTGCAGGTGACCGCGACCACGACCGGCGGCGTCGCCGAGATCGTGGACTTCGACGACAAGGCCAAGAGCGGCACGGGCGGCACCGTCCACGTCCGCTTCTAAGCCAGGAAAGGAGAACAGACTATGAAGATCGTATTTTCCGAAGGCTCGGGCCTGAACGACTCCGTATACGGCAAGTGTCAGGCGCCGATCCGTATGTTCCTTGAACAGCGCGGCGAGCAGTTCGAGCAGCAGAGCGTCCTGAAGGACCTGTTCCTGATGGGTACCTCCGACAACTACGGCGAT